GCAAATCTTGCGAACTGCTTCATGCTTCTTAGCAACATTGAGTTGTTCAACCAATGCAGCCTTCTCTGAAACAGCAACTGCAGCGGCTTCTTCAAGAGAAGCAACACGTGCAGCTAGTTCTTCTGCCACATCGACTTTCTCTTCAGGAATTTCGATGTAGTGTTCGTTGAATAAATTCTTGAGACCGTTGATGAAGTCTTCGCTCAATTCAGCGCGTAGACCTGTCTCAATGGCAACCTGATTGTCTTCAATCCACTGCTCAACGACGTAGTTTAGATACTCGTCAACTTGCTCAGCCATTTGTGCTTGAAGTGATTCAACTGCTTCAGAAAGAATTGCTTCGTTATCAGCAATTACATCTTCAACAATCTTCTCAACACGTGACTGAACAGCAGCTTCGAAAATCGTGGTTGCTTTCGTACGGAATTCTTCGGATAGTGATTCGCCGTTGAATAGAGCATCAACGTCTTCAGACATTGAACCCTTATGCTTCTTCACCATGTCCTTCTTCCAGGCTTCCTTCATTTCCTTCTCGTCTTTCTCTTCTTCTTCCTCGTCCTTCTCTTCTTCATCTTCTTTTTCGGACTTGGCTTCAGCGACGACTTCCTCTTCTTCCTTCATAGCCTTCATTGGCGTTGGAAGTTTTGTCTTGCCTTCTTCTAGGGAATTTTCTTCTTCAGTTACTTCAGCAACTACTTCTGCTGTTTCATCTGTTTCTGTTTCTTCCATAGCCTGGACTTTGACGCCTTTTGCATCACCCTTGGCGGCTGGCTTTGGTGCTTCTGCCGCAGCAGCTGCAACCTTCTTACCAACTGCACCACCAGCTGGATCTGTTACTGTTGCACCACCGAGATCATCCATCTCGCCTGGTAGTTTTTGTGCTGGTTCCTTTGCGGCTGACATTGATGCCTTTAGGATTTCTGCAGCGGATTCTGATAATGTCTTACTCATTGTTTGACTCCTGAAGAAGTAATATTATTTATAAATTTTACAGTTTTGACAAGAAGTTCTCGAAAATTTTCAAGGAGATCTCGTCGATTTGCTTTTGTTTTGCGGTTTTGATTTGAGTATAGTATTCATTGATGTCAATTTCCTTGACCTTACCGTTATCCCATACCCACTCTTTACCTTCCATAATACCTTGGACAAAAGCACCTGGTGCGGAGGGATCCGCTACAATATCAGCCGCTGTGGCTAGATAATAGTCATCTTGAACGACGTTGACACCGCCCTCGTTTTTGAGAGAGCCCATGCCACGGCATGACACACCAAGAATTGCACCGCCTTCCATAAGGGACTTGGCGATTTTACCCATTGGTGTTTCAAGAATTTTTGCTTTACCAACCCAAACGTTACCTTCTTGTTTGAGGTTAGTGATTAGATGTGATACGCGATCTAAGTTGATCGATGGTGAGTCTGGATGACCCAACTCGCCGAATGCGCGATTTCTATCTACATATTCTTCGCTATAACGCTTGACTTCTTTTGCAAGCGTATCTACAGGATACACACGACCGTTGCGATTTTTTGTTTCAGCAACGAGAAATGGTCCTTGAATGTAAAGTGATTTTACACCGTTTTGTTCTTCGGTGAGAACCTTGACTTCTTCGATTGATTCTGTGATTAGTTTCATTTACAACCCCAGTGATGCGCGCTTTCTTAGAGAACGCTTTCTTTTGATAAGTGCTCGAGCCATTTTTGCTTTTCTTTTGATCTTAGCACGACGAGCAGCGAGCTTTCTCTTCATGCGTTCGCGTGGTGGGATGCGAACCAATTTACCACCACGAATGGTATAGCCTGGAACTGCTGAAAGAACTTTGCGGCGCTGAACCTTACCGCCACGCACTCTTGCGCGCACAAGTTTTTTACGACCCATGCGCTGAACGTTTGCTTCAGCAATAATCTCTCTTACAATTTCAGAAACTAAACTCATTCTTTGTCACCGATTGTGAATTTGACTTTACTCATTGCAAAGTGTGCTGCCTTTTCAAATCCTTTTGGATGTGTGAGCATATCAGCAAACTTTTTCTTATTCTCATCGTTCAATGCACCATGGACCATATGAATGGCTTTTGCTGCACCATGACTAACTCTAAGTTTTGAACCATCAGCAAACTTCATATGTTTTGACGTTGCCTTTGGATTTTCCTCAGAAGCATATTTAGAAACTTGCTCTAAACTCTCAAGAATATCTTCGACTTCTGTCTCTTCCATCTGAACGTTTGTTCCAGGAATAATCTCTCCTGGTGACGTTCCAGTACCAGCATATGGAATCGTGATCACTAGACCGAGTTGCTTGTTTTGATACATTGCAACCTTACGTCCGTCTGGGAAAATACGAATACCCTTACGCTGCATAACGATAACAACTGGAGGATTGTTTTCATCTTTGAATCCAGCAATTGCTTCATTGAGTTCTTCGCCAGTAATCTCAATCTCATTATGAGAAACGATGTTACGACGAACTGCTTGAAATGCTTGTTGAGATCCGACAGCAGCCTGTGACGTTGCGCCATAGTATCTGCTCAACACATCGCGATGCTGCTTTGATAATTTTGCAATATCACCAGCCTGAGCCTGACGACGCAGTGCAATCTTCAAACGCGGAAGGTCGCTGGCTGGCATCATACCAGCACGAACTAGAGCGCTGATTCTTGTATTATCAAGCTGCGCTTGTTTCTGCTGTTGCTTCTGCTGATCCATCGCTGGATTCGCTTCCGACAACTTCGCCTTGATTTGCTTCAACTTCATTTGATTGTACTTCTGGTGTGAGTAAAGACGATGCAACTTCAACCTTTTTTACTTCAAGAGCATCGGAGACTTTATCAGAGATCGTAGCATTGAATGCTGCTTTGAATCCCTCTTTGTCTCCCATGATTGCCGCTTTTACCATATCAAGTGTCATTGGATTGTCCATGATTTCTCCATTATTTATTTAATTTGTGAACTGAACGCTTGGTCTAGATTACTTGAATTTGCTACTTGCTGTTGTGGTGCTGCAGGTTGACCCTGCATTGCAGCCATGGCAGCATTTTGAGCAACAGCAGCATTTTGAGCAGAAACGGAAAGGTTGTTTAGACCCATTGCATCTGCTTGTGCTCTTTCTTGTTCAAGTTCCTCTTCCATTCTTTCAATGCCTTCTTCATCAAAGTGAAGGACATGCTTTTTGACCCATGCTTTAGAGAAATATGTTCCAACGTATGGATCAATTTGATTCATGAGTTGAATTCTAGATGTCATCAACTCTGATTCTTTCAACTCTGCAAAGTTATTGTCTTTGAGGAAGTCGTAGTGAATTTTTTCTTTCAACTTCTCCCACTCATCAACAGAGCAAATACCCTTGAGAGCAAGTTGACGCTTCATCAACTCATCAAACAATGTACTAAATTTAGCACGAACTCTATCAATGAACTTGGTGAACTTCAACTCATCACGAGTAATTTCTGTTGTGCGACCAAGAGAGAATCCTTGGTTTTGTTCGAGGCGAGAAATTGGTACGTTCAATGACTTGTAGAGTTTTGATTCAAAATACTTTACGTCAGACAACTCACCAAGATTTTGACCTGCTGGAAGAGTTGTGATTTCAGTTGACTTACCTTCACCACGACGTGGGATCCAGAAGTCTTCCATCATTGACATAAACTTACGATCGTCTTTGACTTCACCAGTTGAACTATCGTATACAACCTTGTTGCGGAACTTTGTCATGATATCACGAAGATATTGTTCTGCTTTGATCTTTGGCATATTACCAACATCAATATAGAACACACGACGTTCTGGAGCACGTGATAAACGATAGATTACAACAGCGTCCTCAACCATTCGGAGCTGGTTGAGTGGCTTGATTGCCTTGTGAAGGTAAGACAAAACCATTTGACGTCTTGCGTCAAGAATTCCTGAGTTGATATTGATGATTGCGTCTGGCGCAATACGAACAGAGTTTGGAGAACTGACTGATGTTACGATCTGTTGACCCTGTACTGATGCGCGTTCATTGAAGACGTAGAATTCTTCAATACCTGCGATCACATCAACTTTAGTTCTTGGGTCTCTGTTCTTGATAATCGTACGAACCTTTTTGATCTTACGAGGATCAATGTAAACCAATTCTTGAATGCCAAGTTTTGGTTGTTTTTCGTCGATTAGAACCTGATAGAAAACGCGACCATCAATGTACCAGTTACGGAAAACATCAGCGCCGCGATTAGAAAAATCGAGCATGCGAAGAACATTATCGAATTCTTCGCGAATCATGTCTTTGATTTTATCTGGCTGCTCAAGGTCATCGAGCATAATTGAAACGCTTTTACCAGTTACATCGTGTACGATTGCTTCGTTGACAATTTCGTCAATAGCTGCTTCGAGTTCTGGCTGCATTGCCATTTCACGATAGCGAGTGACGAGATCATTTTCATTTTTGAAACTGGCTTCAAGATCTAGATACGTTCCAAAGTATCCACCAGCATTGATAGCAAGAGCACCGTCGTCTGAAACAGGTGCAGTGATTTGAGGCTGAAGTTGTTGCGGACCTTCTTCGCCTTTCTTTCGTGTTATTTCGAATCCGAATAGATTGATTGCCATGCATTACCTCATAATAAATGGGGGGAGGATAACCTCCCCCACTTCAATTAGCATTAAGCGCCAAGAAGAGATTCAATTGGTGATCTCAAACTTGAAAGACCGCCACGATCAACTGATTCCCAATACTGATATGCGAAGTTTACTGTGTACTCTTCGATCGTATCGTTTGAACCCCAGTCTAGATCAATCTGAGCGATGTCTGTTGGGAACATACCAACAAACTTATATCTCTTCAATTGTCTACCGTCTTTTGAATACTGAACAACTTCAGCATCAACGCCATATGATTGTGACGTTCTTGCTCTTGTTGAACGTAGGTTTGTCACGTTATCGTTGATTCCACGAACCCATGATTCCATTGCGTTGCGAATCAAGAAGTCTTCATCATTGATAACTGTTACTGACCAATCAGCAAAAGTACGATTGCCAGCAACCTTCACTTCGCGACCGAAGTAAGGTACTGTGACCATACCAACTGTTGAACCAGGGAGAGCAGCAGTCTTTACCATGAAAGAAGATTTGACCGACGCAGCAGCACCAAGTGATGCATAATTAGGGAACGTGAGTCGTACTTCAAACAGATTAGGACGTGCGCCATCACCAGTAAGTTGGGTACGGAATGAATTTACATTAAAAGCCATTGTTTTCTCCTGACTTTATCCTAGTCTATTTATTAGAAACGACCAACGATTTCGTCGAAGGCAACACCAGTACGGACAGCGACAAAGTTCAACTGGATAAAGTTGATGCTACGTGCTGGCTTGATATAGATGTCACCAATAAACTCGTTGCGATCGATAACTTCTGGAGTATTATTTGTTTCGTCACAAATAACACGGAAGTCATAGATACCGCGACGACCCTGTACTGTGCGTAGGAATGGCTCAACAAGATTTACGAAGGTTGCTCTTGTGAACTCGTCGTTGAGTTCGAAGAGGCTTGCCTTGGCTGCTCTTGCGATTGCCTTTTCTAGAACAATAAAGAGGCGACGTACATTGATGCGATCAAATGCGCTTGGTTTAGCAAGCAACGTCTTGTCACCATATAGAACCACGCCTTCGCCTGGGAACGATACGATTGGGTTTACACCCTTCTTGTATAGTTCGTCACGATTTGCTTGGCTTGGGTTATACGCCAACTTGATGACATTCTTCAACTGACCGCGATTGAATCCAGCTGGTGAGAACCATGGATCGCGTTCTTGGTCTGTACGAGCGCAGAGACCAGCAACGTCACCGTTACATGGAACCCAACGGTAAGTGTCGTTGTACTTGTCGTACATATACTTCCAGTTGCTATCCATCACAGCGTATGATGTTGATGGTAGAGCCTCGCGGTAGTTGACTACTGCGGCTACTGGATCAGTAGCAGTTACGTTTGCATAACTTGGTGAGATAAATCCTACTGCGTCGCGACGTGCGCTAACAATATCAATTACCTTCTCAGCAACTGCTTCACCATAACCACCTGTCATTACTAGAGAGATGTCTACGTTTTCTGTTGAAGCAAACTGATTGTAAGCGTTCATAACATTTCCAGTCGTCACTGTACCATCTGTACCGCGAGCGAAAGAAATCGTTAGATTCTCACCTTCGAATGCATGAGTTGAGTTAGCAGCAACGCCCCATGTTTCGTTATTTTGACCGAAGCCATAAACATAACGTGAGCTGCGATAGAGAACATCCTTCCAATAAATGCTATTGCCAGATTCGTCTTTGGCGTTTGTTGCCTTTGAGACATAAGCAAAGCGTTCGATGACGGTGTTTGGTGTTCCTGAGAACAATCCATCTTCGTCGATGACAGCAATGTGCATTTCGTCGTTTGCTAGGCTGTTGTGATTAGCAGCAACCCATGTAGAAGTTCCAGGAGGAGAATCGAAAAACTCACGGTATGCAGCAGAACCGAACACAGAAGCGTTTGCGTTTGCAATGAAGGCGACCTTCAATGAGTTACCGCGTGAACCAGGATAGCGGGCAGCAAGAACGATATCTGTGTTTGATGCGCTATGATACGTTGAGAAGTAGTGATCTTCACTCTTCATCTTGACGTTTGCAGCGCAAGAGACTGGATCAACATTCAATGCAACTGCAGAGTTGAGCGTTGCAGCATCAGCACGTGATACGAATAGGCTGTTGCTGTAAGAAAGGAAGTTTGCAGCGGTGAAGAATGGTAGGAAAGTAGTGGCGTCTGGTTTGCCATATACTTCTACAAGTTCATCTTCAGAAGAAACTTGACGGAGGACGTCGATTGGACCCCACTGGAATGCGCCACCAATAGCGCCAGTGGCTGTTGAAACTGCTGGAACAACTGTAGTTGCATCAATTTCAGATACATTCACACCTGGTGATACTTGAAAAGCCATGTTTTTGCTCCTGTCTTGGAGGATAAGAAATCTACTGATTATTTAGTATTTTGGGGTTTTTACCGTTCCACACTCGACCAAACAGCTCCATCTTCAACAAATGCAACAGAAGATCCATTATCTACATCTATATGACCTGCTAAAATAGAATCGCCGATGGATTCTTCTTCGATCATTTTCAGGTGTTCTTCGTTGAGTTTTCTTCGAATATCGATATTCGTCATGTCTGTAAAGAATTTTTGACTCGTGAGCCAAGAAAAAAGAACCAAACACATTACCAAATCGTCGTGGCTACCCTCTTCAGCCTCGAACGACACCCCATTACTGACGAAAGTGGAGAGTTCTGAGATAATCTCATAGTCTTGGATAATTAGCTGCTCTCTTTCGATTAGATTTTTCAATAGAGTGCAACCCAATCGTTTGACTGATTTCGTTGTTTTGACACCGCGACCGCTCTTTTGACCATAACCAAAGTTGACCAAAAGTTTTTTATTGAGTTTAGACTTACCGTGCTCGACCGTCGAGAGAATATGTTCGTATTCGTAATCTTCGAATAGGATATCGGCGATCTGTTGACCGTTATCGTTCGTTTCGATCAGCTGATATGCATTGTTGTAATACATACCGACTTGTTTTAGAACCGCAGGATAGACAAGTGGGCTGATCTCATTATCTTTATATGTCGCAACGACTTTATATGGCAGTTGAGTTGTATCAATAACGGTGAAGGCTGAGTAGTCTAAACCCTTACCGCGAGATGTATCAACAGTTATGAAGTAAATCTTATCTGGCTTCGCTTCTTCATAGATATTCAAATTCTCTATCCCAGTGGTTATCGTCGGTTTGATGAACGACATCGCGCGCAAAGCTCGAGCGCTGATCAACGTGCCTGACGATCCGAGGAATTCGCATTCCATTTCCTGCATAAACTTCTGATCGCCAAGAACACGGAATTGCTCATCAGCCCATGCTTGGTCACGACCTGGAACTTCACGCCAGTTTGCAGAGATATAAGTGAAACCGTTGTGCCCTTCGACCGCATCAGTCCACATCTTATAAAAGTGGTTCATGCCGTTTGGTGTCGAAGAAATTAGAATCTTAGAATCTTTACCAGAAGAAATGGTAGGGTAAACAGA